GGGTGTGAGATTTAGGGGGGCGACTTGACAACCAAAACAGGATTTGCTATAGTATATGGACAGTCAAGAAGGGCTTGGCTGGGGGGTTCAAAAACGTGGTAATTATCACAAAAGTTAGAGGATGTGATGGGTAAAACAGAACGATTTATAGATGCTCATTTAGGCGTCAATTCTGCATTTTATGAAATGCTCATGCACTTGCGCGAAGATCCACAAGATGCTATATCTAGGAATGTTCCCGACAGGATGTATAAAAACTTGGAATATGTTTTACAAAACGTGGTAATTACCACAAAAAATGAAAGGCGGTGATTATATGAAATTAGTTTGGGACAATGGTAGTGCTACAGTGGAAGCACCAAAAAAGTGCAGAAGCGGTTTTCCAAACGCACCTAGTGCTGACCGCGTTGACTTCAACAGGTTCTATCACATTGGTAGGTTTGGGGCGTGGCAAATGCAAGCCGACATTCACTCGCAGTTAGAAGAGCAGAAGCAAAGCAAGCGTGATGCCGTGATGGATTTAATTGATGATTGGACAACTTGACATCCGTTTATGGCTATGCTAGGTTATATGAACAATGCAGATGGAGATGCAAATGACTGAGGTTTTTTTGATAAATTATGCCACGATTAAACGTCCTACAGAGGATTTACAGGGATGGTGCAATAATGAAACAGGGGAATGGGCTTGTCATCACATGACGCATTCTCTTCATGTGGCAACAGAAAAAGCGCGGGAATTGCGTGACATGGGCTATCGTGTTAATGTGCAATCTGTATTATTGAATGAAAATGGGAAGGTGAGGTTATGAGTAATCCAGAGTTGCGAATGTCGGTATACAAAGAACACGTGCTTGATTGTGCAGGTTGTTGTGAGCCTATCGACTGGCATACGTTCAAGATACACGTGTGGCGTGTTGCCAAGGGTGATTGGGCTGATGCTTTTCTACTTGCAGGTAGGCTGGCAGGTGGTCAGATGACCATGAGCCAACTACAAAGCTGGCAACCTTGGCACGAAAAACGTGATAATTAACACATTATTTGGAGATAGAGATGACTATCATTTACGATTTATCAAAGGTACCTGCTGAAGTCGTTGAGCAGATACACGCAAGCCCTAAGTATACCAAGTGGTTTAGCGAGTTCCCTACCAAGCTGCTCAACATTGACAACCCCAAGACTGTCAAGGGGCAAAAGTATGGTGTGCGTACAGCCGTGCTGTATCTGTCACCCGCATCTTCAAGCGGTGTCAATATGTGTGCTATGGCTGTCGAGGCTGCGTGTATCGAAGCCTGCCTCAACACTGCTGGCAGGGGTGCTATGACTGGTGTACAGATGTCTAGGCTACGCAAAACGCTATTCATGCTACAGTATTGGGCTGTATTTGAGGCAATGCTGTTGGGTGAAATACAGGTTCATGCTAATTATTGCCGCAAACATGGATACAAGTGTGCGGTCAGGCTCAATGGCACTAGTGATGTGCGGTGGGAACTGAAGATATGGGATGACATGGTGTTTTTTAATCGTATGTACGAGGTGTACTTCTATGACTACACCAAGATTGCCAATAGGCTTGTGCCTGATTCATCTGTCTATGACTTGACATTCAGCTACAGTGGTGTAGAAAAGTATCAGCGTCATGTTGACACTGCCCGTGCAATGGGTATGCGTTTGGCTGTAGTGTTTCGCTATCGCACCCAAATACCCAAGACATTTTTGGGCATGGATGTGGTAGATGGTGATGACAGTGATTTGCGGTTTCTTGAGCCGCAGGGTGTAGTGTCTGCGCTGTATGCCAAGGGTAGGGCTGTACGTGATCGGTCAGGTTTTGTAGTAGGGTAAAAAACGTGGTAATTACCACAAAAATGGAGAGTGTTATGAGTATATTTGAAGCAATGAGTGATGATTATCTTATTGAAATAGCTGTAGAAGATGCTGTACAGTTTACTTTCGGAGATTGGCCTGAAGGTCATGGCATTAGCACAAGTGATGTGAGTGCTTGCGTAAATGATGTGATGCATGAGATACGTCACTGTTTTCCCGATGTACATTCTGAATATATCAGGATGTTGGTTAATAACGAAGTAGCTAGGATTACAGATGATGCGTAAGTATGCAACGATGATGGAATTATATCCGATAGCAATGGTTATGATGTTACTGTTTTTTATAGCTGGGTTTATGGTGTATCATTACACTGGCATCAACTGGTTATCTGGGGTAATGTTTGGGTGTTCTGCGTGGTGCTTTGTGTGTGGCAATTGCATCATGGCGTATAACTTTATTATGGGAGAATAAGATGCGTAAATTTCGTATATACTGGAACCTTCACAAGAAGGTGTGGTCTTTACAAAGCTGTAAGACAGGCCGTGTGGTTAATCATGTCAGTGCATTTACGTTGATTGACTGTAAGTTTGTAGTGCGTCCAGCAGGGCAAGCCAAGGTGAGGCGTGAGGGCAAGAAGAATGTCCATGCGTTTGCTGTAGGCACAGGCAGTCTGAAGTATGGTATTGCAGGGTCTGTTACCCCCAACAGTAGGGCTGTGACATACAACCCATACAAGAATGACACGTTTGTATTTAAGGATACAGGTGAGCCTGTGACAGAGGCGCACGTTATATCAGTGTTCACAAAGGATGGCAGACCTGCTGTATATGCGAGGATCACTTGACAATGATTTATCGTAGTGGTAGGGTTAATCCTATAGCAAAGGCATTGCTACAAACCAATCGGCGTAGGCCGCAGGTGGTGCCTGACAAAAACAAGTACAACAGAAAGAAGGATAAGGATAATGCAAATAAAGATAGAAGCAATGAAAAACTTGAGAACCCCAAAAGCGGATGGCAAGCGTGACCATTGGCGTAAGCATAATAAATTTAAGACGCTACGCATAAAGCAAGCAAGGCAGCAAAAGCATTTCGCGCAGGGTTGACAAGCAGACCTGAGTATGTCATAAAACTACTCACACAACCAACCAACATAAGGAGATATTATTATGTTAAATTTTGTAAAAGTAATCGCAGTTGTAACCAAGTTCAAGGTCATGGGTGTGAAGCCTACGATCCATCGTACTGCCAAGACCCATCCCGGCATGGAGCGTGGATACTTTATCCGCACTGGCAATGGCGGTGAATCTGGTGATGCCCTGATGCGTGTGAACATGGGCAACAGCTATTCACTTTTCCCTGTGTACAACCGCAATGGTGTACAGCGTACCAATAGCTACGTGCCTATCAAGGGTGACAAGGTACAGGTGTTACGTTAAAAAACGTGGTAATTATCACGAAATGTAGCACCTTGCTATGCGTATACAACCAGATGCCGTGGGACAGTGTGTTCATTGGCGGTTATCTGGTTGTATCTGTAATCGGAATATGTTATATAATATATAAACTATACAAGGATGGATGATATGCTACTGACACCTAGACCACCAGAAGCAACGTGGGCTAATGCGAAGCTGTATCGTTGTGACCTATACGACACACGCTATCCTGTATGCGGCACACGTCTTGTGTGGGTAATGGTGGGTAGAAAGTGGGTACGCTTTTGCACACCTATCCAGCACCACAAGTGGCGTATCAGACGTGCTGAGTGGGATAAGATACCACATGAACTATTTGTAAAGGAGATTGACGATGTTTAATCCAAACAAAACTTACACTATACATGTGTGGGAATTGCCCCAACTGTGGCTGTGATGTAGATGTATACTTACCAAAGGAGATTGATGATGATTAAACTATACAACCTAATCATGGACACAAGGTATAATCCGCTGTCCAACATACCTGACACAAACACACGGCACATGGTCATGCAAATACTGGCATGGATGTGGTGCATTATCTTCTCTATGTGGGTAGGCTCTGTCGTTGTGTTCGGTATCAGTGCCGCATTACACGCTTTGCTGATAGCAGGTGTGTTCATTACGGCAGGTGTATTTGAAACAGCCAAGCGCAAGCCACAGTATTTTGGTGGACTTGGTAGAGGCAATGGAGGTGAGCATGAATGAAGTAACGCTTTTACTAAACACAAACAAACCACACAACCCATACATCCGATTACACATGATACTTGATATGCTGGAGAATGTGCCAGATGATTATGTTATAGACAAGATGTGGATTGGAAGAGAGTTACAGGAAATATTTGATATGTTTGCATCAGTAGCAGAGGAGAAATATATAAAGAAAGGAGATGAGCATGAGTAAATATTGGCACAAAGTAAAACATTATTACCTTACACATGATGGTATTGAAATGTTCTTGTTCTTTTGTATCTTTGCATTTTTAGGCTGGATGGCTTATCATGCAGTAGTAGGTATCATAGGAAGGATAATGGGATGACTAACACACTATGGGTACTAGCTTGTCTAGGCACAATCAATACACACACAGTAGAACTAGAGGTGTGGTCAGGACACAAGTGGCTGTCACAGTGTCATGTTGAAACTACTGTGCGTGGATTTGACCACCCAGAACAGCAATGCTTTTGCATAGAAAGGAAAGATGACGATGTACATTGACCCGATATATCCAGACAAGGCCAGTGACAAAAGACTGGTTCATGTATCAGACGAAAAGCGCAGGCTCATGCGTGAGTTTGGTGACTTGATATTTGAAGAGGCAGACCAAGCCCTGATAGATGCCAAGCACAAAGAGTACATGGCTATGAAAGAATTAGACAAAGAGGGCGTTACATTAATAACTAAATTTTGAGAGGAGATATAACATGGCTAAGAAATTACATAACATGACTACTGATGAACGTATTGCTCATTTTGAAAAAGAGCGTGAGAAAGAGAAGTCTGAACGTGCAGTCAAGATAAATAAGTTATCTTATCAGCAACGTATGGCTGTCATCGAAGTAAACAAATTGGTAGATAGCATTCTTGACATTGCCCTGTACCCCGACATGGGTGGTATCAAAATGGTGTCAGCCTATGAACTACAAGAGTTGTCTGACGCAAAAGATAAACTTGCATTTGAATTTAACCTGTGATATAACACAATATCACTTAACGGTATGAAAGGAGAAACACCATGCCATTAGATTTTACACCAGAACAAATAGGTATTCCAACAGACGTTAACTTTCCTGTGGAGTTTGAGCCTACAAAATATGACAAGTCGAAGTATGTTATCAACGGTAACACAGGTGAATACCTTGGTATCGTAGGAAGCGGCTTTACCTGCGCCAACCACGGTGACTTCTTTACTAAGGCACATAACACAATCTCTGAGCATCTTGGCGAAGAGTTTTGTGACAGCATGAACATCAAGTATCGCACCGCACGTAACAATGCGTGGGTTATGATGGACATGACTATGCCTAACGTGTTGCGACAGATTAAGTCAGAAATGCATAGCACCACCATTGCACCCCGGCTTATTGCCTTACATGGCATTGACGGTTCATGCAGTAACATGGTGTTCTTTGGGGCTATAGACTTCTTCTGCACCAACGGCATGGTCACTGGCGACTACGATAAGATCAAGCGCAAGAACACTGCCAACTTTAGCTTGGCAAAGTTTATCCAAGAGTTGGAGTCATCCGTCACTGACTTCTATACCACGGCTGACAGGTTCCAGCGTTGGGCAGAAACAAGCCTGATGACTGTCAATGTCAAGGCACTGCTTGATTCTGTTGTCAAGTCTGAGCGTAAGTCAGAGAAGATGTTTACCTTGTATAATCAAGAGGTTAGCACTCGTGGACGTAATGTATGGGCATTGTATTCTGCCTTTACAAACTACTCTACATATGCTGATGAGCGTAATGGGTTTAACCTACGCAACACAGGTAACGATACTGTCGCACAGTCCATGTGGGCGAGAGAGCAGGAAGTTGCCAAGTGGATCAGTTCACCACAGTTCCAAGCGGTTGCGGCATAATGTCGCGACTAGCTAGGTTGGTAGATGATTACTATTCTTCCTATGATTACAGGAACTTACGTGATGAAACTAAAGCACATTATAAGTATCTGTTGAGTGTCATGCTAGATACAAAGGTAGAGGGCAAGCCCCTCTGCCAGCATGACTACACTAATCTGTCCACTCGTGTGGCAAAGATGTCATACAACCAGTGGTGCGAGAAAGGATTGTCAATGGCTAATCATTTGCTGTCTGCAACACGCATTGTATTCAATCATGGGTTGCGCGAAGAATTATGTGTCATAAACCCCTTCTCAAACGTCCGTAAACGCCCCACAGAGAGGCGTAAGGTGATCTGGGGTAGGGAAGATGTCCGAAAGTTCTTAGACGCCGCCTACGGTGATTTTAGCACACGTAATATCGGACTGATTGCTCACATGGCATATGAATGGTGTCAGCGATTAGGTGATATGCGCCTGCTTACATGGGATGCAATCGACTTTGAGGCTCGTACTGTTTATATAGAACAATCAAAACGTAAAGCAGAGGTACATCTGCCTATCGAAGATGACTTGTTTGATATGCTTATACAACAAGAAGAGGATTTTGGCTTTCAAAAGTACGTTGCACCTAGACCCAAGCCACGTGAGGGTGTTTACATACCATATAGTATGACTAAACTACCTTTACATGGGCGTAAGTTGATGGATCAGGCAGGACTGCCACGAGAACTGCGTCTATCTGATTTACGAAGAACTGGCACGACTGAAATGGTAGAGGCGGGTGTCGGTATGGCACAAATTATGTCGGTTACAGGACATGCTAATCCAAGTTCAGTCAAACCATATCTAAAAAATACGTTGTCAAGTGCAAATAATGCATTGACAGCACGAAAATCTCATGGTATAAGCATAGCAAGTGCCGCAAAGGAAAGTGATATTACATGAATAATATATATAACACTATAAGTGATATGGATATACCTAATGGTAGTACAAAGAGAATGGATTGTCCTAACTGTGGTGGGTACAAAACATTTACAGTGACCAATAACATGGGTTCTCTTGTATGGAATTGCTATAAGGTTTCTTGTACACTGAAAGGCGGCACTAGGGTGCATCTATCTGTGGATGATATACGCAGTGGCTTTAGTGGTGCAGAAAAGTTTGCGGAAGAGGCATTTGAGTTGCCCTCTTACGTGGTAGATAGAAGTCCTAGCTTGTACCATATGCGAAAGTTTCTAGCTACGTGGGATTTAGACTACGAAGAACTCAATTTATTGTATGACGTAAAAGAAGACAGAGTTGTGTTTCCTGTGTATTCGCAAGGCAATATTGTGGATGCTACAGGACGCTCTCTTGGCAATAGATTACCTAAATGGAAAAAATATGGAAAAAGTGGCTTGCCATATTCGTATGGTTGTGGTAAAGTCGCTGTTGTTGTTGAGGACTGTGTGAGTGCAGCCGTGGTTGGTGGCAAATCCTTTGTCGGGGTTGCGCTTCTTGGAACATCTCTACAAGAGTCGCATAAAGGGTATCTTGCGCAGTTCTCAACAGCCGTAATAGCATTAGACCCCGATGCGCTACCCAAGACTTTGCAAATGGCAAAGGAACTGCGTGGTCACGTAAACGATGTTCGTGTACTACGTTTGAATGACGATTTGAAATATCGTAACCCGACAGATATGGAGAACTTATATGGAATTATCACTAATTAGAAGTTTAATGGACAAATCGTTTTATGACGATCATCGTGGGGCTAGATGCCCTGACAGACTGTTCAGCAAGGATGTGCGTAAGATTAAGCACACCATTGACACTGCAATGGATAGGTATGACCGTACTGTGTTGCCTGACGAAGTTGAAGCATTGTTTATGGCTAACAACCCTACGCTTACAACAGCACAGAAGCAGGCATACGCAAGTCTGTTTCGCAAGGTTAAGATAGAAGAGCCTATGGGCAGTGATGTAGCACAGGAAGTGTTATCTAAGCTATTCCAGCAGGTAGTGGGCGAAGACATTGCTAATCTTGGTTTTGATTATGTCAATGGTGACAAGTCTAGTCTTGAGCCTTTGCGTTTGTTACTTGAGCAATACGGAGATGACTTTACACCTGACTTAAATATAGAATGGGATGATATTGATATGGAAACACTCATGGCAAAAGCTGACCTTGAAGCACGTTGGACGTTTAACATTCCCACGCTAACACGTAAGGTAGAGGGTGTTAATGCGGGGCATTTGATTGAGGTTGGTGCTAGACCCAATACAGGTAAGACATCATTCCATGCGTCAGCAATTGCGGCACCGGGTGGGTTTGCACATCAGGGTGCTAACTGCATTATCTTGTGTAACGAAGAAGGCTACCATCGTGTAGGCGCACGTTATCTGACTGCCGCTACAGGCATGACAATGCGTGAGATAAAAGATAATCCAGCAAAGGCACGTGAGTTGTATGCACCAGTAAAAGAGCGTATCAAGATTAAAGACGCAACAGGTCGTGATATGAGTTGGGTGGAGTCTATATGCAAAACATACAAGCCAGACATTGTACTGCTTGACATGGGTGATAAGTTTGCTAAGACAGGCGGCTTTGCTCGTACAGATGAAGCACTCAAGGCTAATGCAATACATGCTCGTATGATTGCAAAGGAGTATGAGTGCGCTATGTTCTATATGTCCCAGCTATCTGCTGACGCTGAAGGTAAGGTGTTACTTAACCAGTCGATGATGGAAGGTTCGCGTACAGGCAAAGCGGCAGAGGCTGACTTGATGTTGCTGATAGCAAAGAACCCTGTAAAGATAAACGAGCATGGTGAAGAAACGAAAGAAGACCCAGAGCGTCACTTGAATGTAGTTAAAAATAAGTTGACAGGTTGGCATGGTGTGGTACACTGCAATTTAGAATATCAAACAGCGAGGTATGCAGTATGATGAGAATGTACACAAAAGATACTCTAAATGAGTTAGATGAAGATGTTAAAGACTGTCTTGATAAGGCGCAGAACTTAGATAAAATGCGCTGGAACAAAGACTATTACAATAATCTACATGACAGACAGGCAAAGAGATTATTAAAACTTAGAAAGTTACTAGAAAGGGATTTAACTGTCGAATTTTTTGGGCAGAAAAATTTTGGATTGGTTTTAGTAAACAATAAGTTTGTGGTCTGCTTACTAAATAATGAATGGAGAACTGTGACTAAAAATAAATGGTATAAGCACAAACAGGATTTAGATCACTTCATAGACAATTATATTTTAGGAGATAAAAATGAAGCTAACGCTTGATGTAGAAAACACAGTCACTAAGCGCGATGGCAAGATGCACCTTGATCCCTTTGAACCAGAGAACTCACTGACTATGGTTGGTGTATTAACGGATCAAGGTTATGAGGCACACTTTCCATTTGATCACGCTGATGTACCTAATCAACAGGACTACTATGAGCGTGTGCAGTGTTTCTTAGATGAGGCTACCATACTTATCTGCCACAATGCTGCGTATGATCTTATGTGGTTGTGGGAGTCGGGATTTAAGTATGATGGGCCTGTGTTCGATACAATGCTTGCAGAGTACGTGCTACAGCGTGGTATCAAAGAGCCTTTGTCATTGCAGGCATGTGCTGAACGCTATGAGTTAGACACAAAAAAGCAAGATACATTGAAAGAATACTTTGCCAAAGGCTATAGCACCAGAGATATTCCATACAACGAGTTATGTGAATACTTGTCTGCTGACCTTCACGCTACACAGGAGTTGTCTAACAAGCAGGTATATCGTTTATATACACCAGAGGATTCAGGTTTGATGGATACGGTTAATCTAACAAACCAAATGGCTGTATGTCTTGCACGTATCTATCAGCGAGGTTTTAAAGTCGATCTAAATGTTCTGGATAGTGTGCGGCAGGAGTTTGAGCAAGAGCAGAAAGAACTTGAATCATCTCTTGAGTCTACTGTTCGTAAGGTTATGGGTGATACACCTATAAACATTAATAGCCCAGAGCAACTGTCTTGGGTTGTATACGGACGTAAAGTTAAATCAAAGATGGATTGGGCAACGAAGGTTGACCCATATATGGACAGAAAAGAGTTTGACCGTCTTCTATCTACGGATACAGAGCGTTTGTATCGTACGACTGCAGAGCAGTGCCGCACTTGCCGTGGCTCTGGTATAATACATAAGGTAAAAAAGAATGGTGAAATGTTTAAGAATCCTAACAAGTGTCCTGATTGCTCTGGCGAGGGTTTCTTATTCAAACAAACAGATGTGCTTGCAGGCTTTAAGTTTAAGCCACCATCACCTAAGTGGGCAAGCGCAACAGGCTTTACTACAAGCAAACTAAACCTAGAAATATTAGAAGGTGCGGCTCGTAGTAAGGGGATGACAGATGCGGCAGAATTTCTAAACAAGGTTCGTAGGCTGAGTGCCGTTCATACCTATCTGTCATCTTTTGTGGAAGGTATCCAGACAAACACTAAGCAAGATGGATTGCTTCATGTGCGTTTACTTCAGCATCGCACAGCTACTGGTCGTTTGTCTGGTGCCGATCCAAACATGCAGAACATGCCACGTGGCGGCACGTTTCCTGTGAAGAAAGTATTTGTGTCACGATTTGATGGCGGCAAGGTAATGGAAGCTGACTTTGCACAGTTGGAGTTCCGGGCTGCTGCCTACTTATCACAAGATGGAGTAGCGATTGATGAAGTATCTAATGGGTTTGATGTACATGCGTATACCGCTAAAGTTATTACCGATGCTGGTCAACCTACGGATAGGCAGTCTGCAAAGGCTCACACGTTTGCACCGCTTTATGGCGCAACGGGCTTTGGGAGAACGAAAGCGGAAGCAAAGTATTATGAACACTTTACCGAAAAGTACCAAGGAGTCGCAGAATGGCATTCCAGACTGGCTAAAGAGGCTTTAGAAAAACAAAAGATAACCACACCTAGTGGCAGAGAGTTTTCCTTTCCTGACGTAGTTCGTAAGTCTAGTGGTAGGGTAAGCCATTTTACGCAGATAAAGAACTATCCTGTGCAGTCGTTTGCTACTGCAGACATTGTGCCGATAGCTTTATTGCATATAGATGATCTACTAAAAGATAAAAAGTCTTGCATTGTAAACACCGTGCATGATAGTATAGTTATTGATATTCACCCTGACGAAGAACATCAAGTTATTAATACGATAGAACAAACTAATAATGCTTTACCTCAACTCATAGCTATGCGGTGGGGTATAACATTTAATGTTCCTTTGCTTTTAGAAGCAAAAATTGGTCCGAATTGGCTTGACACCAAGGACGTGGCATGATATAACTATGCCTCATTCACTATGAAAGGAGAAGTATATGACAACAGAAATAACAACTATTGACCCAAATAATTATGCTGCAATGGCGAAAGCAATGGGCATTGCAAACGAAGGTAAAGGCAAGAGCAAAAGCAGTTCTCTTGCTCGTTTGCGCATTAACCATTCGCCAGTCATGGGTACTGCCGAAGTTAACGGAAAAAATGTCAACGTAGAAGTAATTCAAGGTGGAACGTATAAGCTAGAGGTTCCTGATGGTCCCACATACTATGCATCGTCTGTAAAGGTGCGTCCGTATGTACAGCGTTATATGTATAAGCGTTTTGTTATGGGCGGTGCAAACTCGTCTAATCGTTACATTAAAACTATCATGCACGATGATCTGAATGTTGATCTAAAAGATAATGATGGTGGCTTTAACTGTGGTAAGCCTGCGGGTTATATACAGGACTTTAAAGCGTTGCCAGAGAAGCTACAAGACTTAATTAAACAGATTAAGCGTGTACGTGTTGTTCTGGGAACTGTTGAGATGACTAATCCTGTAAACGAAAAAGGCGAGTCTATTGAACTTGATACTACGCCTTTTATTTGGGAGATCGACAATCGTGATGCCTTTAAGATTGTTGGTGATGTGTTCGTAAAGTTGGCAAAGATGAGCCGTCTTCCTGTAATGCATAACTTTGTTGCTAATACTGAAGAGCGTAAGATGCCCAACGGTAATAGCTTCTTTATCCCTATTGTATCATTGAACATCCATGATGTTGTAAATGTTACGCCAGATGATAACAGTATGTTTGCTGACTTTTTAGCGTGGGTTGATAACTACAACTCATATATATCAAATGCATGGGCAGAGAACGCTAACGCAAAACTAGAGGATGGTGATGCAGAAGTGTTGGATGACTTGGTTGATATTGAAGTCGATGAAGAGGCAGTAGCATAATGAATCATCAAGCTGAATTGTCGTTGCATCAGTATTTGCAGGATGCGGTTAGCGGTAAGTCGTCCATGTCGGATGACACAATAAAACAGGTTGCTGCCGATGTTGCAGATGCTATGCAACGACAGTTTGGTAGTGGTAAGAGTAGAGGCGATTTTACATTACGTATGTCTAATATAGGTCGCCCTACCTGCCAACTCTGGTATGACAAGAATAAACCAGAGGCGGCACTACCATTGCCTACAACATTCGTAATGAACATGATGCTTGGTGATATTGTAGAAGCTGTGTTTAAAGGTTTACTAAAAGAAGCAGGAGTGAAATATGAAGATACGGACAAAGTTAGCCTTAGTGTTGGTGACGATAATATTTCTGGTTCTTATGACCTTATCATTGATGGTGCAGTTGATGATATTAAATCAGCTTCAGACTGGTCATACAGAAACAAGTTTGATTCCTATGAGTCCCTTGCAGATAAAGACGGGTTTGGCTACGTGCCTCAACTCGCCGGATATGCTAAAGCTGCCAACAAACGCGCTGGCGGCTGGTGGGTTGTAAACAAAGCTAATGGTAAGTTTAAATATCTACCCGCATCTGGTCTTAACGTAGATGAAGAAATAAATAAGATAAAACAAACGATTAGCAAAGTAAAGGAGAACAAGTTTGAAAGATGTTTTGAACCAGTGCCTGAAACTTTTCGTGGCAAGCCCACAGGTAATAAAGTCCTTAATGACGGATGTAAATTTTGCAACTATCGCTTTGATTGCTGGGATAATCTTATTGAGTTACCTGCTGTAAAGTCACAGGCAAAGAATCCACCTATAGTAAATTACATAGGTGATGTAGTTGCCTAGCGCAAAACAATTTAGGGCAGCACGTAAGTATGGGTATCGTAGTGGTCTTGAACTAAAGGTATCTGACTATCTCAAAGAACTCAAGATTGACTTCTTGTATGAGGCAGTTAAGATAGAATGGGAAGACTTAGCATACAGAACGTATACACCAGACTTCGTGCTGTCTAATGGCATTATAATAGAAACAAAAGGACAATTCACTGCAGCAGATAGGCGAAAGCATCTGGCTATTAAAAGGCAGCATCCTAAGTTGGATATTCGTTTTGTGTTTGAAAGTAGCAGACGTAAACTTCGTAAGGGTGCAAAGTCCACCTACGGTGAATGGTGTATTAAGTATGGGTTTAGATATTACGACAGGATTATTCCTGAAGAATGGCTAAAAGAAAAGGGTAAAAACAAACACCCAAAGTTTATAAAGTTTGGTGGCACAAAAGTAAAAAGGAGATAGACATGGATAATATAACAGATAAGATGGCTATGCAGATGAGAGATGAGGACTTTTTAATAAGGGTAAGACCTTTTGCTAATGATGATGGTTCTTGGAGTGGAGAGGTTGATGTAGCTATTATGTACGGTGATAATAATCCATTAAAAGACGATGATTTTTATCAGGTTCTTCATTTTACAAAAATGATGTGTGCCGCTATGCCTGTTATGGAAGAGGTAAAGGAACTAAGAAATATTGTGCATGAATATGTTACAACAGTTATTGACAATGAGGTTGATATTGATGTAGAACTAGAAGAAGAAGTGGGTGTAGAAAAAACCTATGATGGTAATGTAATACATCTGAACTTCAATAGTAAGACCAAGGGATCGGCATGAGTAGACATGAAGATTATATGAAAGTGATGCGGCAGCAAGAGGAGTTACGTATGGCACAAGCAAACAAACAAAGTGATAATGTTAAAGCATGGCCCGATGTTGATATGGTTAATAGTCCACCGCACTATAACCAATCAGGTATTGAGTGTATAGATGCTATTCAAGCTGCTCTTGGAGACAACTTTAAATATTACTTACAGGGTAATGTTATGAAGTATCTATGGCGATTCGATTACAAGTCTAAACCAATAGAAGATTTAGATAAAGCGGATTGGTATTTAGAAAAACTGCGAGAAGAGGTAATGGCAGATGGTAAAAGTTAAAATGTTTATCACAATTGAAATTGATGAAGAGGAATATCCTATACCAGCAGATGGACAAGTTGGAGAGGAATTAGAGGATGGCATACGTGAATACTTCTATGACATAGACGGTGCTGAAATTAGAACTATGAAAACATTAACGGAGTGAAGAGATGATAAGCAATCAATTACCTACAGATTACCAAAACTTTATAGCACTGTCACGCTATGCACGTTGGAAAGAAGATGAGCAACGGCGTGAGACATGGAGTGAAACAGTACAAAGATACTTCGATTACATGGAAGGTCATATAGGTGCTAATTACCAGTACAAGTTACCCGCTGACTTACGTGCTGAACTAGAAGAAGCTGTGCTTAATATAAGCGTTATGCCTAGTATGAGGGCATTGATGACCAGTGGCCCCGCACTGGACAGATGCCACGTAGGTGGATACAACTGCTCTTACGTGCCTGTGGATAGCCCACGTGCGTTTGATGAGACTATGTACATCCTTATGTGTGGCACAGGTGTAGGCTTCAGCGTTGAACGTCACTGTATTGAGAAGCTACCTATCGTAGCAGAAGACTTTCATCGTACTGATACAGTAATTAAGGTAGGAGATAGCAGACCCGGCTGGGCTAAGTCACTTAAAGAGTTGATTGCTATGCTATACATAGGACAGATACCAGCATGGGATGTATCAGAGGTACGTCCTGCAGGTGCTAGGCTCAAGACATTTGGCGGTAGGGCATCAGGCCCACAGCCTTTAGTTGAGTTGTTTGAGTTTGTTGTACAGAAGTTTAGAGGTGCAGCGGGACGCAAGCTGTATCCTATTGAGTGTCACGACATTATGTGTAAGATTGGTGAAGTGGTAGTCGTGGGTGGTGTTCGCCGCAGTGCATTGATTTCATTGTCTAATCTTAACGATGACCAGATGGCTCACGCTAAGTCTGGTAAATGGTGGGAGTATGAAGGACAACGTGCGTTGGCTAACAACTCTGTAGCCTACAAGACTAAGCCTGAGATGGGTACGTTTATGCGTGAGTGGTTGTCTCTGTATGACAGCAAGTCAGGTGAGCGTGGTATTTTCAACAGGCAGTCAGCTATTAAACAAGCTGCTAAGAATGGCAGACGAGATACGGAACATGACTTTGGATGTAACCCTTGCAGTGAGATAATCTTACGCCCATATCAGTTCTGTAACTTGTCAGAGGTAGTGGTGCGTCAAAGTGATACACTTGACACACTCAAAGAAAAGGTTAGACTAGCTACAATATTGGGTACATTCCAATCTACGCTGACTAACTTTAAGTATTTACGTAAGATATGGAAAGACAACACAGAAGAAGAAAGATTGCTGGGTGTATCTCTTACAGGTATTATGGATAACCCGATGACATCTAAGGCTGGTGAAAAGCTGCCCATACTGCTTGGTATACTAAAGGACGAGGCGGTACGCACTAATGAAGCTATGGCAAAGCAGTTAGGAATACCACAGTCAACTGCTGTTACCTGCGTTAAGCCTAGCGGCACAGTGTCACAGCTTACTGACGCTGCGTCAGGTATACATGCTAGGCACAATCCGTACTACATACGCACTGTACGTGGTGACAACAAAGACCCGCTTACACAGTTCCTTGTCTCACAAGGCATACCTTCTGAACCTGACGTAATGAAACCCGACTCAACGACAGTGTTCAGCTTTCCTATGCAGTCACCATTGGGTGCTATCACACGTACCCAGATGAACGCAATAGAGCAGCTAGAATTATGGCTCACCTATCAGCGTTACTGGTGTGAGCATAAGCCATCTGTAACTATCTCTGTTAAGGAGAATGAATGGATGGACGTAGGTGCTTGGGTGTACAAACACTTTGATGAGGTGTCTGGTATCAGCTTCCTGCCATTTAGTGAGCATACATATCAGCAAGCACCCTATCAGGATATAGACAAAGATGAATACAAAAAGTTCTTGACAAAAATGCCAAAGAATGTAGACTGGTCATTGCTGCAGGAGTTTGAGAAAGAAGACACCACATCAGGTGGGCGTGAGTTAGCGTGTACTGCAGGTGTGTGTGAGATTGTAGACATAGAGGCAGCGTGATGGATTGCTGGTATTGTGGCTCAGAATTAATTTGGGGTGGAGATATTGACATGGACCACGAAGATGATTACTATTGTATGAGTAGTAATTTTTCTTGTCCAAATGAAGATTGCAAAGCCGATGTTATTATGTATTTACCAAAAGAAGAAAGGAGAACTAAATGAACCTAAGAAATATGTTAATAGATGCACATACTTCATATTTAGTTGGTGGTATTAATAAACACAAAGCTAATATAGAAGTGTATATGAATAACACAATTGGTATCGGAGAACACTCTGATATAATAGAAACCATAGACTTAGAACTAGAAAAACTAGCAACCTATCACGACAAGCTAGAGATGCTTGTTAAATACTTCCCTAAAACAGAAGAAAAGGAGATAGCTAATGAGTCTTGAGCATTACACACGAGATAACGCTACATTTGAAGACGGTGAATGGTGGTATATTCAGCCGGGAGATGGCAATAGGCGGCGAATGGCTTCTCATGCAAAGAAGAATACGAGTCGTATGTTCGTAAACGGTAGGTACATACCTAAATCACATCCATTACACAAGCCCGGACGTTATGAATCTTTAGATGACGTTTGGTCACATAGTAAGATTGAAAGCACGGAACAAGGTGATGTGTACGTAATCACAAACAGTGCTTGGCCTGAGTGGGTAAAGGTTGGTAAAGCCAGTATTGCGGAAGATAGACTCAATGGCTATCAAACATCTTCACCTTTTCGTGACTATGAAATTATTGCCAAAATTTATACAGAGAATAGGCACAACAAAGAACGCGAAATGCATAAGATATTTAGTCATTTTGCAAAGGAACGTAAAGGTGAGTGGTTTAAGATTGACAAGGTGACAGCAATTAAGCTGTTTAACTATCAGGTAAAAGGAGAAAAAATTGCGGCCTAAAGGACTGAGTAAATACGATGCTCCACTGCGTATACAATACCAGTGGGGCTACGATGCGTTTAAGCGTGGTGGTAGGTTTGTGACGAAAAATGGAAAACAAATGTTCCAAGAGAATCGTCCAAACCTTGACCCGAACACCATGCAGTACAGAGAGTGGCAGCGTGGTTGGAACGATGCTTACTATGAGAATTTAGAAAAGGGTAAATACAATGGGATTAAAGGAAGAAGCTGAACAGTGGATGAAGGAGAGATACATGAGTAACATTACAGCAACGGAGTACCAGAACAAAGCAGCAGACACTGCTATCTTTCCAAAAGAAAAAGCCCTTGAGTATCTTACTCTTGGGCTTACTGGTGAGGCAGGGGAGATTGCTAATAAAGTAAAGAAGCTACTACGTGATGGTGCAGACAGAGAAGAGCATCATGCTAAGTTAAACGCCATTGGCAAAGAGTTGGGTGACGTTATGTGGTATTGTGCCATGCTTGCAAAAGAAGTGGATATGAATCTTGGTAGAATCATGGAAGACAACTTGGAGAAACTGGCTGACAGAAAAGCTAGGAATCGCTTACAGGGTGATGGAGATAACAGATAAAAGTGAGGGGGCTTGATTGCCCCCTTTTTTTATTGTACACCTTCTCTGAATTGTTTACTACTAGGTGTGTCTATGTCAGTGACATCTGTTAAGATATCCCTTGTAAGTCTTTCCAAAACACGTTTCTTAGAGAAAGGTTCTTTATAATCCTCTCTGTACATTTTTAACAATGTTTCAAAGTCTTCTGTTTCTGAAATAGGCCCGTGACCTTCTTGTGCATTATAATCTTTTATAATTATTTTTCTTATATCAGCAGGAACTTCTTTGTAGAATCTTGCACGATTTTTACGTTTATAATCATCGTCTACATCACCTATGGCGTATTCCATAGCTGTGCTAACTTTAGCACTTTTAATAGCTTGAACAATAGTTCGTAAGTATCTTCGTTTTATAGTATCACTACGCATTGCTTGATATGACGGGGATACTACTTCATTAGATAGTACTTCTTCTATAAACTCTCCTTGCAGTTTTCTTGCCTCATTATCTATCTGTGGATCAGTTGTTCTGCGTGGGGCAACCTCTACCCAATCAAACTGTAGCCTATTTAACTCTTTTTCTGCGTAGTTTTTACGCTCTTCCAAAGACAGACCAGTTATCTGACGAAGTAAAGGATTGACATTACGTAGCGGTATGCGTTTAGTTGTGCTTTGCATTGCCTCACGTGGAGAAAGTGGGCTGTACAAGATAGGATCATCCGTTGGAACAGGCATAGTTCTTGTTGCCTGCTTTAATAAGTAGGGGATAAACTCTATATCTTCGTTTACAGCTACATTTGCATAAGCAGGATCATACTGACCATAAATATCTCTAAGCATACCTGCACCAACAGTGTATGTACTTAGATAGTTACCTAGATACTTAGCCAAATTACGCTCAAGACTTATATCAGTTTCTGACAGTTCACCTAATGTTGCTTTTACTAGACCATCAACAATGTCAAGTCCTGTACCAGCCCTAAACTGGCTACCAGCCAAAGCCTCTACAGCTTCCCTTGTGTTAAACTTTTCAAATGAAACTTTGTCATTGTCGTGAAGTGTTATGCCATATTCTTTGTCTAGTACACCACCCGGTCTACCCATTCTATAGAGAAGGTCTGCTACATAAGCAAAGGCAGTAAACGGACCAAGAGCAGCACGTACATTCATCGTGCCACCAGCGGTTATATTTTCGTCGGCTGCAACCATACCCGGCAGAGTTTTATACTCGTAAAACTTAGTGGTTTCATCGCCATGATGCACACGCATGTAATAAAATGCACCTAGTGTTGCAAGACCACTAAACTGCTTACCTGCACGTACAGCAGTAGCCTGAGAACCACCACCCGTTTTATTTAGAATACCATACATATTTAGCATACCAAGAACAGGCATATGTTCATAGACAAATCTAAACTGATTAATTAAATAACGGGGAAATGGCACAAAGGTAGAACCAAAAGTACTGCTTGTACCTTGAATAAAAGTGTCAGCGAAAGAGTTAAAGAAGCCTTCTCTACCCTTAAACCTACCTGTTTGGTAAGTAAAGTCCAGTGCTTCATCCATTGCTCTGGCAATTATCTTGTTATCCAAAGAACTAAATTTGCGCTTTTTCAAAAAGTCATCTAGTCCACGAATGCCTGCTTTTTTAAATACACCATCAGGGTCTAGTGCAATAGCCTTATCTATCTCACGAGAGAAGATAGCAGACTTGAACATATTATCACTCATGGTGTTAAACGTATTTGCAAATCTTGCTGCACGTAACATAGGACTAGATTCTACACCACTGATACCAGCTATATCGCCCAACTCTCTAAACATCTCTTGAGCCTGCGCTGATCTGCCAAGTCTAGGGTCACGCATTATTTTTGTTAGGATTGCCGTTTCTTGTGATTGCATACCAAAAAACAAGTCATCAAAAAGCAGACTCTTACCCCCAGCACGAAGCTGTGCTACACCAGTCTTTACGGCAAACTTAGCTTCATCTCTAAGGGCTTCATTTCCTATAGATTTTAAGCCAGCTTCACCTAAATTCCATAAACCTGCCCCAACATTTTCTAAGGCATAAACATAGTTACGCATGAATCCATTTGTAGTATTACGTACAGTTGTTGCTGCCTGTACCGTCATAAAACCAATACGTGTCTTGTTTAACGCACCAAAAAAATCGCCTACACGATGTAATCTAAAACGTCCTTTAGTCAGTTGTTTAGCCTTTACATAAGCAGCCTCTGTGCTGGAACCAAGTTCCATAGCTGACTTGTCAATCTCTGTAAGTTCTTTTTTGATTAAGTCTGCTTCAGCCTTAGATAGTCGCCCTTGCGTTCCAAGTTTTCTAGCAGCTTCTGAGATATCAGCTACATAGAATGCACTAAACTGGTCAAGTGATATGCCGTGGTCCTGCATGATTTTTACCATGCCTTCTGTACTTAGCTGTCCACCTTTTAATCCACGTGCAATTCTTGAGGTAATGCGTTCAGCAAAATCTTCTTCACTACCACGCTTTACACCCTCACGTGGACCAATCTTTTTTACTACCGCTACAGCCGCAGCAGCTATATTAGCTATTTCTTTGTCAGCTATTCCGACTGTAAGCTTCTCATACGGAGTCAAATCTTTCTTTAGTTTTGCTCCTGCCTCCATAGCTTCTTTGCCAACAGTTTCTTCTAAAGATAATTTTAGTGTATCAGCTTTTTGTTTTACCAGCTTTCCATATGTTTTACTCTTCATCAACGGTGCTGTTTTTGTTTTATAGGTTTTTTCAATAATCTTGTTTTGCTTTGCAAGCTGTGTCATCACATACTGCTCTGCTACATTAGAGCGTATGGCTTTCTGTGCGCCTGTAAGACCACCCAGCAATCCACCAGTAAGAGCAGACACACCTGTTGCCAAAGATATGTTGGCTAAATCTACTTCATCATATCCATCAATGGCCTTTACTCTAGCCATTTCTTGTGCTGTAACACCAGCCCCAGCACCGATGGTTTCAACAGCCATACCACCAACTGCTGCTTTGTATCCACCATTACGTAAACCTTTTGTGATGTTTACAATTCTGTCACCAACTCCGGCTGGAGCAACAGCTTCGCCCTTTAGTTTTTTGACTGCCCGTTGTCTAGCGGTATCAAACGCAATGTCATCTAATTGTTTTGTAGTAAGAGTTTGACCAGTCTTTAAAGCTTTTTGTTTGATTACTTCTTTTATACCTAGCTTTATGCCGTGCTGCGCTGCTATAGCACCAGCTTTTGCAGCACCAAAAGAAAACATACTTGCGTAGGTAGAAGGTGCAGTAAGCACACCACCAAGATAATCTTGCGCTGCGGTCAAGCCAAAGTCGCTGTCCATTTTGTCATAGGTATCCATTAACCTACCAAAACGAGCAACACCTTCGTCATCCGTTTGATTATTCACGTAGTATAAATCACGTAAAGCAGTAGCTTCATTTACGTTCTGATAACGAAAATGTTCCATAAATGCGTCATATATTTCTTCTGGCGCATTAACTTCTTTTTCTTCTCGTTCTGCCAGAAACATCTGTGCATCATCCAAGAATTTCTGGTTGTTCAGCAAAAACTCTTTGTCTAGCTTTTGTTCTTCTTGTTCAGCCATGTTACTTCCTATTTTAATAACGCTTCTACTTTATTGTAGAGATCAGTTGGATTAATGCCCGGAAAAGCTGCTAGTACAGCATCCTGTATTGCCCTACGTGCATTCTGCTTATCCCTTGCCGAAGGTTTATCAGGCAGGTTTTTAAAAGCTGCAACAGCAGCATCAATAGCTGGAGTAGATGCTGTATCAGCAGGTGGATTAGTGTAAGCACTAGAATTACCCGGTAAAGTATCTGCTGGGGGATCATCAGGAATCACGGTATCTTGAGGGTTTGTACTAAAACCAGATAATAATGGCTGTTTTTCCTCAACTAATTTTATAGACTTAACGCCGTATTCATCAGTTTCAATTTCATAATCCCTATTTTGAGCAATAGCAGCATTTAATTTAGTCATTTCCCCAATAACGTAGGGATTGCCTGACTCTGATATAGCATTTAAATCATCTCTAGCCCTAGTTACAAATGCCATAGCAACTTGTGTATTTTCATTAGATTGTTCAAATCCTATAAGATCACCACTTAAAACATCTCCTTTAATTTTAAGCCCGTAGGTATTTCCTATTTCTTGCACCAAAAGATTTCCAAGTTTGTTGTATTCTGCACTAGAAAGAGAACCAGCAGCACCAATATTCTTGTATATCTTTTCTCTTTTAAGAAGTTCAATCTTGCCTTTAATTAAATCCATACGCGATTGATTTGTAGGGTCTGTTTTTTGTGTTTCTGCGTTTAACTTCTTAAATCTAGCTATTTCTGCACCAATCTCTTTGTCTGCACGAATAATTAATTCTGCATCATATCCAGTTTTAGCTAGATTAGGCAGTGCTTCTTCTTCTGGTAATCCTGCAGAAGCAGCATCAAGGCTTGCTTGAATGTCTTCTGTGTAGTCACTGCCAAACAATTTATCAGTAAAGCTTCGTCTGATTTTTATACCTGATTCTGCTAGATTAATCTTTGATGGTCGTGCAGTTAGTCCAGCAGCTATCTTGCTAAAAGTAAACTGACTAGCATCCTTACCAGCATTAACAGCTAGAGTTTTCAGTGGGTTTGTTCCGTACTCTTGTTTTTCTTTATACAACCTAGTTGCTTCATCTTGCGCACCAGCTAATCCGTAGTTTTGAATAAGATACTGTGCTGCAGACAACACCTCTTTTGAGTTAGATGCAAAATCTTCATCTGATAATTTAGCAGCAAGAACTTTTACTTGGTCTTCATTCTCTTTTAGTTCATCTGCGTATCTATTAGCTTCTCTTTCAGCACGGTTCATAGCCCAATCGTTAAGGCGTTCTTCTGCCTTGTCTGCACGTTTTTGTGAATAGTCTATTTGTTCATTTATGCCTGTAGCTATACCGCCAAGAACTTCTTCATCTGTCAGCATATCTGCAATGTCGCCAAGTGCTTTAAACATTTATACTCTCCGTGCCATTAAACCAACAGGTTTTTCTTCTTCTTCCTCTACAGCAGGCTCCTCTGGTGTTTCTTCTTCCATTTTTCCTGCTACCATACCAGATACTACTTCAGCAGCAAGTTCACTGCTACCAAGCTTTGTATCATCTTCTAAGCCTGAATCATACTCAATACCAGCTTTATCAGCTATCAGCATCATAGATTCCATCAACACAGGAAGAACTAAGATGCCTACATCTAGTGAGTGTTTGCCTTCCATAACACCAACAGTTTGCATACTATTTGCAATCACTGTCATAGGAACGCCAGTTTTTAGTGTATGAATCAAGCTTTTAGTAAAGCCATCCGTAGTTATCTGACCTATGTAATAGTCAATAGTTTCTTCAACAGTAGAAAACTGAGGTGGATTTTGCCAAGGACGACTGCCTAGTTCTGCTGTTAAATTTTGACCGGGTATGGGTCTGTTAAATGACTCTTCATTAACTATTGGCTGTTCCATTTTTTGCTTCCATTCTAGTTTTTCTAATGCTTTGATACATTTTAAGTACACTCATTACAGGTTCATTTCTTGATGAGTTAGCCTGTGCTTTTTTCATACTACGATTTAATGGAGCCATCATACCTGAACTAACATTTTTTGCAGGTTTTTTGTTTATTTCAGGTAATCCGCCAATGGCTTTCATAATTTTTTTAGTAGGATTTGTTAGCATATCTTACTCCTTAAAACCAATTCTCAATTGCTGCTGCACCAAGTCTACCAATTAAACCACCAACTGCCGTTTTTGCTGCTGAACTCTTTTGTGATTCAGCTAGTTTGTCGGATGCTTCTGCAGATATTTCAGCTACAGCAATCTGCACACTTCTATCTAATTCATTTTCTGCAGACTCCCATGCCCACTCCATTGTATCTGCATAGTAGTTCCACAAGTTATCATATGCAGTTTTACTAATATCCAACACTGCTGCTGCATTTAATTCGTTAGCACGATTGATTGCTGCAGTATCTGCCGTAGCAATCTGCCTACGCCACTGTGCATTTGCCTGTGCAATCACAAGCTGGTTTTGTGCATTGAACTGGTCACGTTGATTATTCAGTTCAGCGTTAAATCTGTTTACTGTATTAACCTGACCTGCATTGAACTGCTCTTGTGCATTACGCTGTGTCGCATTAAATTGAGATGTTTGAGAAGCCAGATTAGCAAAGAACTGGTCTACTTGATTTTGTGAAGCCGCATTAAATTGACGTGCTGCATTTTCAGCAGCTTGATCTGTAAACAATGCTTGCACACGTTGCTGTGACTTAAACAACTCAGTCTGCTGTTGGTTAGATAAATTAGCCATGTCAATCTGCAAGAAACTTTCAGCATTTCTTACAGCAGCCTGTTGACGATTGTTTAGATTAGCTGTGTCTAATTGTGCCAGTGCAGCAGCTTCAGCCATTACAAGAGCCTGCCTGTTTGACAAGTTATTCAAGTTCATTGTGTTAGCGGCACGTGAGTTTTCTAACTGTACCTGCTGTTCTGCTGTAAAGTTCTGATTGGCAATATCACTAATCTTGGCTGCGTTCATTACCTTCGTTTGAAAGGTTTGATCAAACTCCATACCAGCAAACTTAGCACGTTGCTCTGCAGCCAGCATTGCGGCTTGTTGTCTGTTAGATAAGTTCTGTGCCTCAAACTGTGCAATAGTCTTTGCATCTGCCATTGCAATAGGCATTGCAGACTCCATAGCAGCCTGTACAACGGCCTGACCAGCAAGAGATGATGCACCTAGCCCACGAGCAGCCATAGTTGATGTAGCGGCTCTCATGGCTCCTGCAGCCCATGCTGGTGTAGCACCGCCTTGGAACTGCTGCATCAAACCATCTAGCTGTTGTGCCACCATTGCTTGCGCTGATGGATTACCCTGTGCGGCTGCAGCATCTGTTTGTGCTGTAACTGCAGCAGCTTTTGCAGCATCTACACCTGTACCACTGATAAGTTCGCCCTGCTGAATTTGTCTTTGCACAGGATTGTTAATTAAAATAGCATTACCTTGTGCTGCTTGTACGTTGCCTACTGAACTTTGTGTCTGCTGTGCAGCAGTTACCTGTAGTCTAGGGTCATTTGGATCTGACTGTGCCGCTTGTGTGGCTGCTACTACGGCATCAACATTTGCTGCTGCTGTGTCTGCTTGAAATGTATTAGCACCTGTTTGTGTAGGCACTGTTGCCGTAGTAGTACCTGCTGTAGATGTAGGCACCTGTACACTACCTGTAAGTGTTCCTGTACCTTGCGCAACTTCTTGGCTTGCGTCAGTGGGAGTTAATACCGCTTGCGTTACCCCACCTGCAGGCACAGTAGGGTCCATAGCTTGTTGAACAGAGTAATCTTGTACATTCTGTGGCTGGGTGGTACCACCTGTCTGCATCTTAACCACACCACCTTTAGCCATCTGCATAGCTTTGTTTGTATAGTCATTCATCTTTTGTTGTTTCATGGGGTCTTGCGCAAGGAAGTTTTGGAACCCTTGCATATTACCTTGATAGCCCATAGACCGTGCTATCTTCTCCATGCCACTAGGTTTAAATGCTTTAAACATCGCCATTGTTTAGTCCTTTTGTAATGCTCTATCTAATTTATCTTCAACACGGTGCAACGCTTCCATAACTCTTGCCATATCATCCCTCAGTTCGTTCTTTGTTGCATAATCTTCACGTGTTCTGTTTAATAATATGTCTATGCGTTTTACTTCTGCCATCATTGACCTAAACATCCAGAACGCAGGTGCTATGACCAGCGTAAGGATGACATTCCAAAACATGATGCTAGATATTTCCATGATTAAATCTCGTCAGGCCAATCATTAATTTTTGCTACAGCAGTTATCTTGTCATCACTGTCTCGTGTATCTTCAAACAACGCCATAAAAGCTGCCAAGTCTGCTGCACCATTTAAAGCCGTTTCTATCTCCCCGCATTTAGTGCGAACAGCATCTCTATACGTAGTTACTGAACTGGGTATTGCAGTTGATTTTTCTGCTTTACGTGTAACCATCCAGTCATGCACTGAAAGTTTATCATGTGCTGTGCGCTTTGTTTGCGCAACCCATATCGTTTTTAGTCCGGGTGTTACAGCTTGATTGCCATCTTCATCCAAAATAGGATTGTCATCGTCATCGACTTCATTGATGTCAGTAAGAGAACGTGGTATCAAGGTGCCATCAAGATTACGCCCACAGTAGAAACGATTGTCATAGGGTGCTTGAACTGCAGGTGGATTTTCCCATACGATACCGTATCGTTTTTTAGATGCATCAGAATAACGCATCCACGTTTTTGGATGCAGTCTATTGTCAGTATCCCGCCATTCTTTACCCGGCTTTAAGGTTTGTAGTCCATGTTTCCACGGCATTCTATATTCTCCTATCGTGCATTAGCAAATTTAAATGGCTGTTCGGCAAAGGCGAGGTAGATGTATGTTTGACCGCTTGTATTTGAATCACTCAAACTAGTACGCAATTTAAATCCATTACTTAAAAAATCTACATCATAATTTGATGTCATCTCAGCACTCGCTGTATCAGCTTGCAAAACCTCGTTCACAGGATTGTCTGGGCTTCTTACACTATCACGCAAATTCCAACCAGATGTTGAAGAAGACTCTTTGGTAAGGACAAATGAGGGCCGGAAGCCTAGAAAGACAAACGTGCCATCTGTGTTGCCGTTGCCGACATAGCTGCCGACCTTGCTATAGCCATCAACGCTGTGGAAACAGTAGGCTATTTTATCTGTGTCACTATTACCTATATCAGAGTGATTACCAAGATACCCACCAATACTAAATACACTATCTGTTGGAACAGTGTCATTAAAGTGATTATAACCCGGATTATAAGCCGCACCTGTAGTTTCAAGATTTAACATATGAGTGTTAGCAAGAACATCAGGCACTTGCACAAACCAATTTGTACCGTGGTCTCTTGCTTTTGCTATAATTATGTCAGGAGCAACAGTTAAGCCATGACCTACAGTTCCCGTTGAAGATCCTAAAGCATCCCAAGTGACTATACTAAACCCCGCATCGGTTGACGCCGATACAACCGACTGTATCGAACCTTTTAAATTAGTAGACCCGTGTGTGTCTGTAGTGTTAACTTGTCCACCCATGCCGCTGTGTACATTACAATAATAGTACAAAGTTGGCGCACCGTATGCAAGAGCTATAACTGTTTTTGCACCAGACGAACCCGGTGTTCCTGAAGTCGTTACACCTACTGTATATTCTGAACCACTGCCATGAGTTCCGTCTGATGTAGTAGAAAAACGTAGCGGGTGTCCTGAGTTACTGCTATCTGATTGGTCAAATGTATATGTGCCACCTTCTTGTAAACTTAGTGTAGGAGCAAATGTAGTGTTACCATCAAATCTATATTTATTTTGTCCACTATCATCTGCAACTGTTACTGCGTATGTTTGTGTAGGAGATATACCGCCAGCTTTCCAGTTCCACGATGCATAGGTTTGGCTTGATTCGTTTGTTTGACCAGATGGACCTGTTGTAAACCCATTCGCATCAAAAGACGTAACTTGTGTTGTTGAAGTACCTTCTGCAGATGTTGAATGTGAACCTAAATACTTTCCAGCACCACGAACTGAGTCGTGCAAAGCATGTCCTGATGTGCTTGAACGCTCTTTAATCCACACCCAGTCAGGACTTGCTATACCTTCTTTTGGAATGTTGTCATCTACTAGTGCAAGGTAGCCTGTAGGTGGTGTGTAGTAGAAACTGCCATAGCTATTGCCATCTGCAGCTTGTGCGCCATTAGAAGGTGTTTTATTACCAGCAAAACTATCATCTTGACCTAAATTAATTACTGAATGAGTTGCACCTGTGGCACTTGCTGAAAGGATTGGGTAAAACTCTGTTCCAGTTATTGAAGTGACCGTGTACACCAAAGTATTGTTTTTATAAAACTTGACAGTCCCTGCATCAATATCAAGTGCCAAGCCCATTACGTCACCAGCGGTGTATGCTGTTCCTGTGTTTACCGTTGTACCGTCTTGTATAATCGTACCACTACTAATACCATTGTAGTTGACCGAATAATTAGTATTAGGATTGGCATCGGTAGTTAATAGTTCATTTCCAATGCCGTACATAAATCCACCCGCCCCAGATACAGACTCAAAGACAGTTTCCCAATACCATTTCCCACTGGTAACACGAAAAGTTGATCTTGCATTACGCCACGTTCCTGAATTATGAGTACATCTTAAATTTCCTTCAGAAAATGTATGTGCGGAAGAGTAAGAATCTACCGGACTCAATGTAGCAAAGTTTTGTGTAGGGCTGTCGATCATTCGATCTTCTGAAGTTATACCAGAACTATCCCAATGATTGGTATTGCCACTTGTATCTGCCCCAACAGTGTTAGTTGCGCCTGAACCTGTGCCTGTTTGTTTAAACTCAAGCAGCCAACCATTATTACCATAACTTCCTGAATATGTTTTTGGAATCCAGTAACCATTAGCACCCACTTGAGCAAATTCTGTTGGGGCAACAACAGCACCATCTATATTGTAAAATTGTGATATATAACCGTTATGGTATCTTGTATCTTGTCCACCAGAACGGCGATTTATGGCGGCAGATTCTCCGCCAACATTCCATCCACTACTTGAATTGCTTGCAATGCTGCTTCTTTCATCGGTGGAAAAGCTAGTTTCTTCAACACCGTTTACGTACAACCTAAGTCTTTCTGAGGCGGTTGAAGCGGTGCGATCAAAGGTAATGTGAAAATTATAAAATGTTGCAGGGTTTAAAAATTTTCTATTAGTAATTAACCTAGCTTGTGAACCACCCACATTATAGTTTACAAAAAGATATATTTGACCATTAAGAAATGTAAACGCTGTGTTTCCGGGGCCGTCTACTCCAAATACAGTGTCATAATCATCAGAAGCTGATAAGACGTTAGTGCGTTTTAACCAAAAATTTACAGTCCATTTGCTTATGTCTGTAGGTGATGATCCTTGCGTTCTGCTTAGATAAGCACTGCTTCCTGCCTCAAAACGTAAGCTATTAGTTATGCTGATTGTATCTTGCGGATGCTGTGCGCCACCTGAACCAATGTGTTGTTCTGCACCATTGCCTGTGTATAAGATAGTTTCAAAATGGTCATCAGCTTGGCTGCTTTGTCCGGGGCCGATTGTTATGTCTGGTAGGTTGGATGTGCAGAGGGCTAAAAAACCAGTTGGAACCGCATACTCAAACGTGCCAATACCATTGGCATCTGAGTTTGCAGAGGATACATCTTTACTATCTTGACCAAAGTTTATTGAGTAGGTTTCATTATAAGAACCGCCTCTAGTTAAACATACAGTGAGTTCCGTGACAGCATTTGTAAAAACTGTGCTTACGTCCAAACCACCTGACCCAGCAGAAGGGTCACTGCTACCACGATATGTGCCATTTTTTGCAACATAAAATTTTTGATTATCAACATCTAAAGCAAATGAATAAATATCTCCGTTGCTTGTTGAATTGTTGCCTTGCGAGTTATAAGGACTAGATTGAGTTGAACCATCAACATCAACAGCTTGATTGTAGGTACTCATAAAAATACCTTTTGATTGGGCGACCTCATCAAACCCTAAACTAGCGTTCGACCCAAAACCAACATAAGTACCGCCACCACTAGCATAAGAATCAACGTGAAGTTCCCAATACCATTTACCGCTTGATGGTATTGAGATTGTACCGTGAATACCCCTATTGTTTGTAGAGGTTGCTATTTTAAGATTACCTTCTGAAAGTGTGCCAAGAGTGCTATAAGCCAATGGGTTTAGCGTAGCAAAATTATTAGTCGGGCTATCCAGCAGAACATCATCAGAAACTATGCCACTTACAGCCCAGTTGTTTCCGTTACCAGACTGGTCATCGCCAATATTTGTTTGCGCTGTATTGCCCTGAGTTGTGGTAGATGTGCCTGTTCCTTGAAATGTTAAGTGATAACCATTAACACCGTGACTCGTTGTGCCGTTGTCAGCATATTGCTTTGGCACCCACACCCCGTCTTTTGTTTCTCCAAAAGAAGTTGGATCTAATGCTTGACCATCAACCATATGTATTTCTGCCATATACCCATTAAAATATCTGGTATAAGCGGAAACGTAACGACCCCATCTTTGTTCTTGACCATTGGTGTTTACAGAAGCCATTACGCTGTTTAGACCCGGAAATGTTCCGGTATAGTCTGTTTGTTGTGTGCCATTTACATAGACTTTAACACGATCTGTATCTGTAGATTGTGTGGTGTCATATGCAACAAGAAAATGATACCAAGAATTAGGGTCACGATATAGTCTTGGAGATGTTGGATTTGCGCCGCCATTTTGTGTGAATACTGCAAAATCATCACCTGTATCAAAAGCATAAGTGTTGTGACCCTGACCAGTTCCACTTCCAGTGTTTTTTGACGAAAATACAGTCCGAAAATCTCCGCTTCCTTGTGCAAGTTTAATCCATACAGAAAAAGTGTACCTCTTGTTGTCTGTTCCAGTTTGATTAGGGGTAAAAGTTAGATACGAACTCCCTGCTTCTTCAAACCGCAAAGACTGACCAATGGTGTGATCATATACAGCACCACCAGCAAGCGCACCCCCCGGCGCACCTGTACCGCCTAGACCAGCTAAATTAGCTTGTAATAAACTCATATTATGTTAATGCTCCTGATACAGAAACTAGAACTCTATTGTCACCCGTAGCAGCTTTTACAAAGTAACCCAAATGATAAACACCAGCAGTGTTTAGGCTAGTTAATGCTGTTGCGTTAATAGCCACCATACCGTTAGCACTGATCGTACCACCACCAGTGGTCAAGAAAATGTTACCTGATTGACCTTCTACTGTGTTAGTAAATGTCAACTCATCATCTCCAGTTGTTGTAGCTTTAAAGTTATTATTATCTGCTAAGTCAAATGTAATTACATTACTACTAGGTGCGTCTGTTGTAATAGCATCTGTACCATCGTGACTAGTTGCTCTTCCTGTTACCTGCACACCTGCTGCAACAGTTTCTATTTTTTTAGAATCGTTGTGGTATAATTCTACTGCGCCACCATCGATAAACTTTGCCATCTCATGTCCGTCAGCACCGTCAATGTTTAATGTGCCAAGGGCAGTAATATGTCCGTCTGTAGCATCCCATTTAATAACGATGTCATTTCCAGTGCCTACCCGTATTTCATCGTTGTCAGCCATAGCAATGTTATTGCCATTACTCGCTAGATCACTGGATAAGTTACCACCAAGAGATGGTGCCGGAATAGCTTCAAGCTGTATTGTATCACCGCTGCTATCATATGTCAAGACATGATTATCAGTTTTTGTTGCATCTGCATCTAATGTAAGGTTGCCTATCGTTACATTGCCAGTACCGTTAGGAGCAATAGTTATTGCACCATTAGCAGCATCAGCTATAGTTATACTTCCAGAGTTTGTACCAGCATTTGTATTTAATATTAAGTCGCCTGTACCATTAGTTGTAATGGTTGCATTAGCATTGCTATCACCAACACGAACGGTATCAGCATCTAACTGCACATCTCCTGTTCCATTTGGTGTTAAGGCAATGTTACCATTAGTGTCAGTTGATGTAATTGAGTTACCATCTATTGTAATATTGTCAATTACAGCAGAAGTAAACGTGCCAGCAGCAGCAGAGTTTGCACCTATTATTGCGCCGTCAATAGCACCGCCATCAATATCAACTTTAGATATATCAACTTCGCCAGTGCCGTTAGGTGTAAGTGCTATATTGCCATTTGTGTCTGTGCTGATAATAGTGTTACCATCTACATTAATATTACCAATAGTAGCACCACTGCCATTTAATTTTAGTCGTTCTGCTGCCGCACCGCCAGATGACATGGTTTTAAATATCATGTCAAATTCTTCTGATGTTGGGGTTAGACCACTAGCAGATGACTCAATGACACCACCAGTTTCTAAATTACCTGCAGCGGTTTCTGTAGAAAATTCAATGCCTGTACCAATGCCAACAGCAGGTGTACCGCTGCTTTGCGCTTGCAGTTTAAGAATATCAGTAACAGAATTTGTACCTGAGTTTTCTACGTTAAGTGTCACGCCTACATTGTGTTCGTGTGTAAGTGTCACTTCACCATCTGCACCCAGAGATACTACAGCAGCATCGCTGTCTAGCTTTAGATCGTTGCTAATGTTTACAGATGTCGATGCATCAATGTCTACAATAGGTGCAGTAATCTCTAACTCTGCGTCAGCATCTATGTCTAGTTGACCGTCCGTGCTTGAGTTAATAAATATTGCGCTATCACGTAGCTGAAGTTTAGTATCGGTAGGAATGTCAATAACACCTGTTCCATTAGGGTCAAGTGTTATGTTGCCGTTTGAGTCGGTGGAAGATATTGTATTTGCATCTATGGTAATGTTGTCAATAGCGGCAGACTCACCGACTATTGCCGTAAATGTACCCGCTGCTGCAGTAGCTGCACCAATTGTAGTATTATCAATTGCACCACTATCTATATCAACTTTACTTATATTAACTTCACCAGTTCCATTTGGTGTCAAGTCAATGTTACCATTAGTGTCAGTGCTAATAATAGCATTACCATTAATATTAATATTGTCTACGTCAAGATCACCAGTAACATTTGCTGCGCCTGTAATAGTAAGAGTAGTTGTGTCAATAGTAACAGCAGTGGATGCGTCTATATCAACCGTAGGTGCTACAAGTTCCAGTTCAGTATCTGCATCAATATCTAACTGTCCATCCGTGCTAGAGTTTATGCTTAGTGCAGTATCTCTAAACTGTATGGCTTTGTCTGTATCAACTAATAAAGTTTCACCAAGACCATCAATGTATGCTTTACCATTAAGGTACATATCTTTAAACTGCAGTGCAGATGTACCTATGTCTAATGTATTATCAGTCTTTGGTTTTACTTCTGTTGAACTAGCTACAAAGTCTTGCACAGGGCCAAGCACAGTAACAGGCGCACCTTCACCAGCCGTGCCATCGTGTGTATGTCCACTGGTAGCATTAAAGGCTGATTCAATAGCATCATATTCGCCATCAAAGTCAGCAGCATTAATTACATTACCGTCAGCAATATTATTAGCTGTATCGTTTCTGGTATATCCTGTTCCCATAGTTTTACCTTCTTGCGTTAGTGGCGTATTCTACTGTTAATGCGTCAAGAGAAAATGGCGGTGCTTGTGTAGCAGAGTCAAACAAAAATGAAACTGCAAATCCAGAACCTACTACTTGACTTTCAAATAGTTTAACTAATTTTGCACCATACGATGTTGTACCAAATATACCTGCACCAAAAAATCCAACAGTTCCCTGCACGTTTTGAATATTAATAGGTGCTGGTTGTATAGTACCCGCTTCATCAAAGTCTAGCTTTAGACTTAAATCAAATGCCACACTTCCTTGCGGATCAGTGTACAAAAATATCTTATAAAAAGTTTTTCGTACTCGTGGGTCTTCAATTGGAATAAACGGTGTGGCAAACGATATAGTAATTGCTGTGCCATCAAAGTCGCTACCCGATTCCATTTGATATAGGTAGCCGTCATCATTTGCAAATAGCACAACTTCATTATTTAAATGGTAGTTACTATCTGCTACAAATGCTCGTATGCCTCTAGTTTCTGCATACTGCATATTTGCGCCACCTTGTTCTGCAAACTGTGTGGCTAAAATTCCTTGAGCATTTTCTTGAGTAATATTATTATTATATCCAAATATTCTGTATTGTGATTTTTCTCTAACAACACAACTTGTAAAATTTGTATTAGTTGAAATAAAGGTAACTAAGTCATCCTGTATATTTTTAGATACAACACCAAGTCCAAAGTCACCTATTCTATCTGTTGCACTTAGTAACCGCAAACCATCAGGTGCTAAGAACATAATGTCACCACCAACTTCTTGTATGGTGTCGCTTTCAATACAACCAATGTCGTTAGTTACTGGTTGTAACGTAAAGTCTGCTATAGTGTTACCTACTAATCTTTGTATGGATACTTCAGTAAAAATAATTAGCTGGTCACGAAATACTTCTAAGCCTGTAATTGGTGAACCTACGTTTATAGAACCAGCACCATTTGCTACAGAAAAATCACTATCAGTATAAGGTGCAGTAAAATTAAGTGTAGTTCCCTTACCAAAGAATAAAGCATTTTTAAAGTTAGATACAAACGATGCGCCTTTTACATCTGCGGGTGCATCATTTAGTGCAGTAAATAAACTAGTGTCGTATGTTGCTGGAGCATTTGCCCCATCCACTAATGCTATCTTTTGAGTGCCATTAAAGTTGTATTTTGCAAAACGTGTTCTTGTAGCACCTTCTCTGCTTGTAGATATAAACGTAATAGCAGCATTATCAGCAGGACTTGATGCAAGTGCAGGATCTATACTTAAAGTAGAGCCACCAGAAGATACAGTAGCCGTGGCTGTTACTGTGTATATTTTTGCAACACCTGCAATTGTAAATTGATCTTGTGCTTGTGGTGCTGCGGTTAAACCATCTACAATAAGAGATGAGCCTGTTTGACTTGCCCCGTTCACCAAAGCTGTTCCATAATTAGGAACATTTATTTTTGTAAACCCTACCCCTGTTGATCTAAATATATCATCATTCTTTGCAATGATGGCTGAACTTTCCCAGCTTGCAACACCAAGTGCCAGATAGTTTAGCGTTGTTGAAACAAACGTAACATCATCTTGATCTGATGGATTATGTACCATCGTTTGTGATAATGTTAATGTTGCTCTGTTTGTTGCTGCTGCAAAAGTAACACCACCTGCAGCTATTGTGTACCTAAAACTAAGTGCTGCATCATCAGCAGGTGTAGAAACCAATGCAGGTGTTATTGTTAAAGTAGAGTCTGTTCCTGCTAAAGCAGTAGCACTGCTAACAGTATATACAGTAGAATCACCAGCTATGGTAAACGTATCATTAGCAGAAGGCGCAACATCTAACCCATCTACAGTTAGTGTGGTGCCTGATTGTCCTGCACCGTCTACTTCACCGCCTACAAATGTTAACACGTCTGCAGCTACAGGTGTCTGATGTATGTTCGCTATGACAAGACTTGTACCGCTTTGACTTGCCCCGTGTATTTTTGGCGCACCATAGGGCGGGATCAAGTCACTGTCGTACTTATCATAGCCTTCTACTCTACGATAGCCACCCTCTACAGATGGTTCAAAGTTACGCAATATACGTGCGCTACCCGGTGCGTTAATGCCCTGCTGTAAAGGAGACAGGTTACTTATTAATCCACCACGAAACTCAACGGCGTAGGTTTTCCATGCGTCAGCCAAACTACTACCCCTATGTTATCGAAGAATATCCGTACCGAAGACCACCACCTGTGTTTTGCGGAATCATATAAGACCGCACATATCTTGTACGATTAATCAACATTGAACGCATGTATTTAATACCCTCGTCAAATTTTTCTTTCATTACCAAAGCATCTTGTGTATTACCTCTAAACAAATATGCATAGTGCATTGCACCATCTACAATAACATGTATGAATCTATCGGGTATAACAATTGTGTCGCCGTGTGCGGATAAGTCTGCAGTAAAATTAAAGTATTCATATACTAATATGTATGCTTTATCTGGTTCTGGAGTAAGAATAAACTCAAGAGAAGGGGCGTGTATAACACGAGTAGGTACGCCCTGAAAGCTAGAACTATTATATTCTTGTGCTACAAATTTATCTAAGTATTCTTCATAAGTCATGGGTAATATACGTGTTGTACTATTACCTAACGTAGAATCTTCTTTAATCCTAAATGTATCAAAGTTAATAACTTTACAGTCTGTAGGAAAAGAATAACGGCTAGTGTTAGCCGTCAGGGTTTGCGTCTTTAATGTATGGTTAAAAGGCCATTCAAATTCAGATTGATTTATATATCTAATAGATGCATTAATAGCGTCCTTCGCATGTGCATAGAAACCTGCAGAACTAGCAAAGTTTGTAGAAGTTAATTCAACTTCATTCAAACGCCTGTTTACTTGATTAACTAATTGTAAAAATGTTGTAGCCATTTACGTTTCCTTAAACAAAGTGAGGGGGCAAGTTGCCCTGCCCCGTCACATTATGTTATGCGAGTGTGTCTCTATCTACTTCATTAGCAGATACATCACCTTGGTCGCTAACGTCCAGCATGACTGCGTAAACACGAATTTTACCTGCAGTAAATGTTGCACCGTCACCAGCAAAGGTAAGGTCCAAAGTATCTGCAGTAGCAAGAGTGACATCTGCTGATGGTGTGGCAGAAGGGGCATAAGCCAAATCCGCTGCGCCATCAATGTCAAACGCTGCAACAAATTCGTTGTCGTCAGCCGCACCTAAAATAGCCGTAGCGTTTGTACCAGTATTCATGGTAGCAGATTCTACAACTTGGAATCCTGCGTGTAATACACGTGTATTTGCAGGAATAGTTAGGCACTGAACAACATCTCCACCTGTGCAAGAAATGGCTTGAGCCGTTAGGTCAATAGACATATCTACATAGTAAGGAGTGCGTCCACGTGGACTGTTGCCATGGGCGGGTTTCAAAAGAGTGGAAATTGTAGCCATTTTTTAATACCCCCTATACCAAACAGAACCGGGCATTAACAAGAGCCTCTGGTCGGAGAATCTTACGCCCATACAAATGCATACCACGAACAATGTCAGCGAAGCTGTCAGGATCACGATATGTCTCAGTCTTGTTGATTTGCTCTGCAGTAGCAACAGCAGATGAATGCCCACCAATAATCACACCGAAGTTAGAAGAGTTTGTGCCACCTGTGGTGCCAGAACCCGTTCCAATTTCAGGTAGGTTATTAGAAACATACACTTGGAAACCGTGCAGATTATTAATCACAAGACCATTGCGAAGTCCACCAGACTCACCGAAGTCAGAGTTCAGAAGTTTTGAATCTTCATCTTTCAGTACTTCCATAAATACTGGGTTGACTACAAGCCAACGTCCTTGCGAATCAACATTTTGCTGGTCTAGCTTACGAGCCATACGAGCAATAATCATGGTTGGGTTAGCGTTACCTGAACCCGGTACTGCAGAAGCACCCGGTAGGCGTGGCTGAATACCAATACCATTGTTAGCAGATCCACCAAAGTCATTGGCATCAACTTGCATTTCAGCCAGCAGTTCGTTAGTCCCTGCTGTTGAAACTGCCACTGAGCCATTAGTCGTGGTGTTAGCTGTATTAGCAGTGCCATGAATAGCAGACTGCTTAAAGCCGCCCATGTAGCCAAGAACATCTTGGTCAAACTGGTCAGCCAAACGATACGCAGCACGATCACTTGCCAGTTGCTGGAAGTTTACGTGGCTATGCGCCTCTTCGATATCATCAACCTTAAACGCAAAGTAGTTAGCTTTGTCAATTGTCAAGTTGAAGTCTTCGTCATCAAGGTCTTGCGGGGTAATAGTCGTACCACGTGCATACGCCTTGACGGTTATTTCGGGTTCCTTAATAATCTTAACGGAATCCCCCATTTGAGCAATCTCACCAAAGTAGTCATTATTGGTGATAGCTTCAGCAACAGCACTCTTGCGGAAAGCAAGCTGCACCTGTTTGCTGTAAATAATTGGGGAGAAATTACCGTTGGGAAGATTACCATATCCCGATGCGGTAGTAAATGCCATGTTAAATTCTCCTAATTAGCATTTTACAGATGCAAACTAAACAGACTAATCAGGGGCTGATTTGTTTGGGTGCGTATTCTAATAGGATGGCCTTCCTATTATTCAACGGGCCACACTCGTCAGGTAAACCGTAAGACTTGCATTGTTTGCTGATAGTGTGTAACTATGGTGCGCAATATAGTTACACTGATCTGACTATAGTTATATACATAAATAACTATTTGTCAATACTTTTTTATCTAGCAGAGCCAGATATATCATAGATAAACTTTCCACTGCGGATAGCTTCCATAATTTCGTCAGAGTTTTTCTCATATTCTTGTGCAGACATCTTCTGTACTTGTGACTCTTTTAGATATGTAGTTGCCTCGTTCTCCTGTGGCTTACTACGAGAGTTCTTTGTATTTACAGATTTAGCTGCAGCTTTATCTGACTTGGGTTTTTCTTTTCCTATACCCATGTCAGCCTTATATAAGTCAATGGCTCTAGCAGCAGAACGTGCGTCATTGTCGTTGTCATACAACGCATCTTGTACCCACTTAGGCTGTTCGTCTGCCCAATCGTGGAACTGATCACTTTCACGTATTTCACCAAAGTCAGGATGTATACGCATTAGTTCTGCTTCAGCTTTTTCTTTTGTCGCAGAAGTTTGTAACTCATCAATTGCTTTCATGCGTTCTTCAAGAGCAGTAGATTGTTCTGCTGCTTTCTTCATAGCAATTGTTTCTACTATAGCTGCTACATCAGGATACTCTTTTGCCCATGTTTCAATATCTTCATCTGACTTAGGCAATCGCATTTCTTTTTGTGCAGCTTTACTGAGTTGAGATTTAAGTGTTTCAATCTCTTTCTTTAACTCTTCAGACTGTTGTTGTTGATGTCTACGTAGGTCAGAGTAACGCTTCTTAAATGTTTTCTCTTCTGCGTTTGTAGGTTCAGATTCTTCTGGTTCCGCAGCTTCTTGTTCTACATCACCTTTCTGCTCCTTCATCAACTGCTCTAGTTCTTCTTCTTCCAT